ATCCCAATAAAATTCGTGATAAATTTTATGTCGGGATATTCTTAGTATATCTAATTAAATTTATATTGCAAGCTATGTTTAAGTGATCTCATGAAATACAGTACATCTACAGTTGCTCACCAGGATATTATCTGCTATAAGATAGCCAGTTGTTGAAGAAAAATCATAAACAGGGCCTTCATAATGAGAAACTTTAATATCAATAATATCATCAGTCTCTATCAGTCTGGAGAGTCTGAGAATAGCATCAGCAAGCTTTTTGGGACCGGTAGAGCTCGTATAAGAAGAATACTTTTGAAAAATGGAATTAAACGTAGAACTCGATCCGAAGCAGAGACTGAGAAGTGGAGAAGAATTAAGGCCAAGGGGAAAAAGGCTATTATGAGACAAGTTAGTGCTGCTCATAAGGCAAGTAGAGGAAGAATTGATTCTGATGAAACTTGTTTTAAAAGAGCTTTGGCTCATCAAAAAACCCAATTGTATGTTGGGATGTATGAAAAAGAAGTTTTTAATTCTTTGATTGGACAAGGATATAAATGCATTTTGCAAAAAGCTATTTATAAATATAACCTCGATATTGCTATTGACGAACTCTCCATCGCCATCGAAATCCATAGCACCACACTCGGATCTAAACGTCGGAAACAAATTAGAAAGAGAACTGAATATCTCACTAGCATTGGTTGGAGTGTTTTGTTTGTCACTACTAACTACCCCAACCGATTCTTTGATCTCATTCCGCTTACAGAAAAGATTATCTCCTTTATTAAGGCTTCTAGCAGGAACAAAACCTCCATTGGTCAATATGGGGTGATTAGGGGTGATGGTGAATTTGCGCCTGGAACGAGTTTTGATTGTGATAACATCACCAGAATAAAAGGCTTTTAAAGCAGTTGTTATATTCCCTTCTATTTTAGTATCTGGTAAAAAACAATTGATAGTATTTTCTGGCAAAGCTTGGGGGTCAGTTGGAAAACGTATTGGACCTAAAGGTGAAGTAAATGGCTGTAACAAGCCAACTCCAATAGCATTTAAGATAGGAATAGCGTTATGTGAGTTCCTAACCTTATCATCCCCAGAGTTAATCCAAAATCTTTTTACACGATCAATATCTAACTTACCTTCCTCAACAGCTTGTTGAATAACACGCTCCTTCCCTTGATTTACGGCACGTAATGTTTCAGTACGGGCAATAGTTATGGAACGATTCCTAAGTAACTTACGTTCAAAAGCTAACACCATCCTGTCTATTTGAGATGAACTCAGTTGTCTTTCACCAGCCAACATAGCACGAATTGATGAATCAAAACGCTTATCGCGTGATTTACGGCGTAATACTTCTGCTGAACCAGTTTCTAAAAAGAAACGGAAATTAGAAGCTGCTATTTGTTGTTTAGCATTCAAACCAATGGTATTTCGTACTGCTAAAGCTATTTTTCCTATGGGATCATTATTCTGTAACCCCTGGATAATTGCTGCACGCGCTACTATCTGAGCTTGATTTGACAATTGTGTTACGCGAGTTGAGATTTGATCATTGAGGATAGTAGCATTAGTTAATGAGAATTGAGAAACCCCAATTTGTATATCAGGTATGGCTTTTCTTAAAATAGGGATGCCAGCCAAAACAGCTCCAGCTAAAAATGCACGACCCAAAATACTAGATGTTTCTTCCGTCAATACATCTTGGAACAAATCATCAGAAAGTAAGGCTATAACACCTTCAATGTCACCGTCATTAAGAAATCCAATGATTTCATCCAAGGTAATTTGATCACGAATTTCATCAAAAGCCTTTATTAACGCTTCCAGTAATTCTTTGTCAAATTTTTTGGAAAGTGAATTGATTAAGTTATCTTGTTCTGCTCTAGTTACCATCTAAAGTCCCGCTATGTGGTAGATTAGCCACAGCGAGAAGAGTATTTTCAATTTCTTCGTCACCAGCCATCATAAATCCAGCTCCAGCAAGACGACTTATATAATCACCCAATTCTTTCAAATCTGCTGGCTGTACTTTACCAGGGACAAATTTTGGTTTAATTCTTTTATCAAAATTATTAATTTCCCATAATTTTGGTATCAATTGCCGATTAAGAGTGGATGCAATACCGTTTACCTGGGACTGTAATGCTTTCATGAACAACATGGACTTGTCTTTTGATAATGAGAAAGATCCACGTGAATTAGAGCCTAGCACCAGGAAGTCAGCTAAAATGGTTCGGGCAATAGTTTGCTGGTATCTTAAAATAATCGTATTGGTGTCTATTGCCCTTGAACCTGAAGAAGACATGAGTTCTATTTCAACCATTCTAATGGCAGTAGGATTACCTTCCTTATCTTTGTACGTGTCTGAAGGAATTATAATAGCACCTTGTTCATTAAATTTAAGATCACGCGCTATTTTTCGATACTCTTCACGAATAGCGGTAAAGTTAGCATCATTAGTATTTAAATATTCTTTTGGAATCCTAACTATTGGTAAGCCAGCAAGTTCACGCTCAATACCAATTGCTTCATACTCTTCAGCACGTTTCATAAATGACCAGGGGCGAAATGCATTACGAAGCATAGATCGACCTTCTGGATTCTGTTTAATAGAAGTTGTGCGGAAATGAATAGATTTTGACAAAGGTATAAGTACTGTTTCCCCACCGGTAGGTGGTAATTGCCATAAACCTAGCAATGTTCCGCAATCATCCATTTCCCAACGCTGCAACGACTCTTGCGCGCGCGGAGCTAATTTTTTAATACCGATAGTACCGTCATCTCTTTTTTTCATGACGATCTCTGACCATTGCCAACCGAAAGTAAACATTGACATAACTTCAGATAAGTAATCTTCCCAAGTGTGATCCATTTCCTCAATATTCGATTTTAACCACATAGCAGCATCTTTTGAATCTCTATCATTCATATCTGATGGAATTATATCCCAAGAAACTTCTCTAACCAAAGCCTCTACTGCTTGCATCATGGCTCCAACGGTAGGATCATTATCACGCATCTCTCGCCAGATCTTCTGACCTTTATGAAATTGTAATTGTGTTAAGAACTCTTCTGATATGAAACCACCGAAATTATGTAATCCGGTTTTACCAATTTCTCCAGGATCTTGTTTAGCAATACCTTCTAATGGCATTCCGATTGTATCTGAGAAATCTGGTGAATCATCCATTAGTGTACCTGTATTGGTGAGCAAATCTCATTATCAACCTCCATTGTACCATCCAACATTAATTCCGTCAATACCCAAACCAAAGCATCAAGCCTGTCTGGAGATCTATCATTTGAAAGTGGTTCCCATGTTACTAACTGTTCATGAAGATCTCCAAACTCTTTACGATGAAAAATCTTGCCTTGCTCATAAAGCATGGAAACAGGTTCTGCACGCGCAGCTTTACCCCTGGATGCAAATACCGATTTATATGGAATATTTTTATCAACATTACGGATGGTTTGTTCAACCATGTCACCACCATTGTTGCGTTCCGCAACAATTAAATCAGCGTGGAAAAGTCTATATGCGCGAACAGCTTTTTTCGCCCAACCATTAACAGTATATTTACCAGAGTAGTCAGCAAGTATAATTGCTTTAACATCACCATTGGCATCAGGGTAGGTAATACCGGCAACTATTATTCCTGTTTCATCCGATTGTTCTGTTGCCGATACCGCTGGATCAATTGCAACTACTATGCGCGCTAATGGTGGTAATGGGTATGGACAATTTTTCAAAGCCATTTCAAGCATTTCATTATCCCATAAAGCACCTTCAGCCTGTTCAAGCATTTCTGCATACAACTCTTGTTTACCCAAACGAGTTCCCTCATATTTTTTGCGAACACGATCTAAAAATTGCGGTGCTAAGTTAGCTGCGTTGTCAAATGTTGATCCACGTGTGATAGTGGTAGTGGATTCATGGATAATTTCCTTCATCAATTTAGTTGGTTTTGGAGTAGTGGTGACAATTGTTCGTGGGAATTTACCTAATCGCAATCCAAACTGGTACATATCCCAAGTATTCTGGTCATCTGACCAGGTTGCTAATTCGTCGCACCAACCACAATCATGCTGTGGACCACGCAATCGTTCACCCTCTTCAGCCGAATAAGTTGTAGCCATTGCGCCGTTCTTCCAGGTTAAACGCCGTTTCGACGGTTCGTACAAAGGTATTCCCATGAGATTACCTTTATAATCGTAGTCTTTGTCCCAGGAGATATTTAAAATGCCGGATTCACCTTCACATAAAACGTCACGACAGTCACCAGAAGTAGGAGCTATTAAAGCAATACGTTTGTACCCACGTTTGACTTGTTCACGGACAAATTCAGCACCCGCCCTTGTTTTCCCAAATCCTCGACCCGCTAAGATTAGCCAGGTAAGCCAATCATCCCCCTTCGGAATCAATTGAGTCGATCGGGCTAAGAACTTCCATGTGTGGATCAGTTCGTCGGCTTGTTTCGGCTCCAGTTGATTTATCAACTCTTGAATCTCCGAGCTGCTTAAGCCGGTTGAGAGCAAGTCGTCCAAGCTGGTTAATTGCATCACCTACCTCTTCTATTTGTATTTTACCTGTGTGTTCAACAATGTTTTTGGATGACCATTCCTCACCACCTTTTCTTGAAAGCCAAAATTCACGCGCCCGTTGAGCAACAACTTCTGGAACATCACCTTTTGTATTCATAGCTGTTCTAAAAAGTTTTGAAGCGATTAAATAAGTTGCGTATCCGTTTCCCAATTCTTTTTCACGAATAAAACATTTATTAAAAGTTTTTTTAGTAACTGGTTTACCAGTATTAGGGTTTGTTATACACATCATGATGTTTTCTTCCGTCATGCCGGATGCTAACATCATAAAGACTTCAAAGCGTTGATCATTCGTCGGTTCAAAAACTTTGTTTTGATCTTTTTTAGTTATTTTACGTGGAATAATTGGTGTACAGATGTCGATTATCTGTAATTTGAAGTCAGGGTCAGCTACTGTTGGTAACTGTGGGAGATCTTCGTCAGGCAATTTATGACATCCTTAAAACAAGTTGTTATTAACTTTGCAAGGTGTCGGGCATCCTTTTGAGTTATTCCTTGTCTAATGGTATGCCAATTAGTGTCGGAAAACAAGATATATTCTCTACCGGACTTTATTAAC